AGCCACCCTGTAAGGTACCTCTTGCTACTTCTCTAACGATACTTTCTTTTGGGTCAAATGATTGTGCAACTGCAGCACCAGTACCACCACCAACTGCAGCACCTAATGTACCTCTTCCAATTTTACCAACTGTGCCTGCGCTTATATTTAATAATGGTCTTGCTATTCTAGCTATTCTTGCAGCAGATGTGGCAGTTAATGCTAATGAAGACCCACCAGAAAAAGGAGCCATTGCAGCTCCAGCTATACCACCAGCTATAGATAAACCAACCTCGGTTGCTATTCTCATAAAACTAGGTGAGGATAAAAAACTTTCTGTGTCTTGATTGTACTTACCTTTTTGTGCTTCGTTTAAAACATCTTCAGGCTTAATAAGAAATTCATCATTATCTAATATAGATGATCCTGTTTGTTCATCTTCAAAATTTCTAGCCCCTAAAAAAGTATCAATAGCTAATTGTTCTTTTGCAGTTGGTTGCTCGCCTTCAATTTTAAATTTTTGTCCTGATACTACTATGTCAGCCATTAGGGTGCTCCTGTAAGATCTATTGTATCACCTACTCTTTTAAATTTAATATCTTGTGCTAGATTAAAAGTAATTGCTTCGGTTGCACCTGATCTATCCATTATGTTCATAGCATCTTCAAAAGTTGCATCCTGGTCTTCGGCTAGCGCAATAGTTTGATTCATATATTTATTTAAAGCTTCCATCTTTCCTTCAAATGTAACTTCCGTATCGCCTAATTGTGGAATCATAGCTTTAAGTCTTGTTGCTTCTTGTTCAGATACTGCAGCTCCAGAAATTGCTTTACCTAAAAACGAAGTAGTTTTTTGAATATCTGCTTTTAAGACTGCATACTTTTTTGCATTTTCAGTTCCCAATAAATTTGTTATAGGTGCTATTTGTCTATATGATAAAGGACCAACTGGTTTTCCTAATTCCACATAACCTTTTGCAACATCCCCTAAAATAGCTTTAATTTCTTTTGCACCTCTAGCACTCTTTAAAGCATCTGCACTTGGTTTACTAATAACATTAATCTTACCTTCGGCATCTACTTGAGCAGAAGTTCCTGGTGGTAATTTAGCTGCTTTTAATTCTTCAGTAGTCATTAGTCTTGCAGCCTTTTTAGGTTTAGCTTTTTCTAATGCAATTATTGTTGCAGGTAATTTTGATACTCCTTCTCCTAAAGCACTTATAGCATTACCTACTCCAGAACCTTTTGCTTGAAGTAAAGGACCTGCTAATGTCATTGCATAAATAGCTTTTTCTTTAGGAGTAAGTGAACTTAGTCCACCTGTTTGATAATGTTTTATAGTAGGCTTCAAAGATTTGAAGTATCTAGCTTTAAACATTTTTCTTGTTAATACTTTATCCATAACTATCTCGGTTGCATCATGTTATAAGCGGCATATGCACTTAAACCTGAACCTGCTGCTTGTGCTATTGGATTAGAGCCAGGAGCCGTGGTTGCTGTAACACTACTTTGTGTAGTAGGTAAATTAGTCATAATACCTTTTAAGAATTCAACTCTTTGGTATGGTTCATATTGTTTTTGTAATTGTGTTTGTCTTTGAGCGTCTAATGCCTGTTGTCCAATACCTCTCTGTACTGCACCTGCTTGCATCTGAGCATTAATATCTGCAAGACTCATTGCTTGTTGTTGTGCACCTAATTGACCTAGCATTTGACCACCTGCAAGTTGTTGTTGTCTTTGGGTTTGAGCTGCGCCTAAAGCAGTTTGAAAACCTTGTGCTTGTGCTTGACCCATAGCTTGCAAAGTTCTATTTTGTAATTCTGCTTGTTGTACACCTTGTCTTCCACCTCCAAATGCACCTGCATCTATAGATGATGCGTTTAGTTGATTTTGCGCAATCATTCCTTGTCTTCCAATTTCATTTGTAACGTATTGTTGATAAGGATTTAAAAACTGTCCTATGTTTGGGTTTGCCATACCTGTTTGTATAGATCCAATACCAGACGTAACAGTGCCTGCACCAACACCTGTTTGTCCTGCTTGTGTAATACCTGCTTTTTCTAAAGCACTAATTGGTGCTACTTGAATACCTGGAAGATTTATTGGAGTCTTAGCTAAGTTAGCAGCTTCATCATATAAAGCTAATTTTCTAGCTTCAACTCCTGGTGCTTCTCTTGCAATACTAGTTTGTGTTCCTGTGCCGCCGCCACCGCCACCGCCGCCACCGCCAAAAATACTCATTAGTTTAACTCCTTTTCAAATTCAATATGTCTTTGTTTGTAACCATACTTTGACATAACTTTTTTATATCCAGGTCTCATGTAAGCCTTAAATTTTTTACAACCATTTACTTTAGCAAAAGTTTCTAAAGTATTTATTAATTTTTCTTCCCATAAATTCATTTTTTTTCCTGTACATATTAAACCTTGTAACTCTTTAAAGTTTGGGTTTTCAAATATTCTTGTTGTTACAACACCATAAACTTTATTAGTATCTCCTTCTTCAGAACCAAATATTAAAAACAATTGATTATCTCCTGATAATAAAAGTTGTTTAATATCTTCTGGTTCAGCATAACGTCCACTATAAACCAATGCCTCTGCAATCATAAAATGAACTAAAGACCAAATATCTTCTACCTTTGAAGCTATGATTGGTAGTATTTCAATATCGTTTTTAATTATCTTTTCTGCTTGCATCGACTAAATCATAAATTCTTTTTAATTTTTTTTGTTGATCATAAAAGAAATCAGCACCTGCTTTTCTCATGCTTTTATAACTTTTTGGATCACCACCAGATAATATACCTGCTCCAAGAACAGCGTCTGCTCTTGATACAAATTCTCCGTCAGCTAATTGAGCTAGCATGGTGTCTTCATCCTTATCACCATTACCTGCACCATCTTCTACATAACCTTCAGCTCTTACATAATTATTGTAATCGTTTTCATTATGGTCTGTTTTAGAGGGTAGATAATTAACACCACCTGTATTAAATTTTTTAATTGCAGTGGCTAATCCACCTTGGTTAGCATAAAACATATTTGACCCATAAGTTTCAGCTCTAGTTGGTCTTGTGTTTTGTGCTGGTTCAAAACCACCTTTTAGTTTAGCAGATTCTGCTGCGTAAGCTTTATCATAATCTTCTTTTCTATATCCATCCATTCCACCATCACCTTCATCTTCTCCACCTAATAATGGAAGTAATGTTGAAGCAGTAATTAATTTGGTTCCTGTATCCATTCCTAAGAAACCTTTACCTTCTTTTGTAGCTGCAGCTATTTGTTCTTTTGTAGCTCCTTTTCCTAAAGCTTTTGTTGCCTCTGCTTGTGTTACAGCTTTTTGTCCTAATAAACCTTGTATACCACTAAACGGTGAACCTTGACCAATACTACCTATACCTTGTCCTGCAGTAACACCAGGAATCATACCTTGTCCTGCTGCCGCTCCAAAAGCATATGCTCCACCACCCAAAAGGGCAGCATCTCTTAATGCTCTTTTTGTAGATTTACCTCTAAGTTTTTGTACGCCAAATGTGGCTAACGCTATTGTAAATGGATCCATAGTCTATTTTCCTAATAATAGCATATACTACCATTTTACTTAGAAGATTTCAACTCATCGTAAAACTTGCCTTGATATTGATGCTCTCCTATATGAACTATTGCGTCATTAACATAGGCATAACATTTACCACCTAAGTCTCTCCATAACTTACAGAAAGCAAAATCTTCTCCATTATAAGTCTTTTCTTTTGGGTCGTGTAATGTGTCAAAAAAATTCCACATATTTGGTTTATTAACATACTTACCATTGATCACAGTTTTTTGTACAATTTCTTTGTCCGGGTATTTTTCAATCATTTTTAAAATAACTTCTTTTTTTATAAGCATGCATCCAGTTGGTGAATCAGTAACCTCTATAATACCTTTACTTAAATTTATGTTATTTGGATCAGGTACTTTCATTGGATATGTATGAAGCGCACGTCTTATATCATCAGGAGATTTTATCTGACCTTGTTGCATTTTTTTAAATGCTTTATCCCACATTAAAGTCTTCAAAGGGTAAGGAACAGAAATAATATCTTTGTTAGCTTCAAGCATGGTAAATATAGACTTAGCTTGAAAGTATATATCTGAATCTATAAATAATAAATGTGTTGCTTTAGACTCTAAAAATCCAGCTACTGATAAGTTTCTACCTTGTGTAACTAAAGATGATTTTATTAAGTGAAAAGAAACTTTTAATTTTTTTTTAAAACATTCTCGTTGAAACTCTATTAAAGCTTGTGTGTAATGTATAGATACTTCACTATGAACTGGAGTTGCAACAAATAATTCAACATTTTTAAATTGGTCTACTTTGTCTTTCCACAAAGGTTCAATCGCTTTCTCATAATCTGATTGAGTTTCAATACTTACTTCTTGTAATGTTTGATATGTATCTTCATTTATATATTTATTGTTTGACACTTATAGCTCCTTTCAAAAAGTTTGCCCATTCAATTCCTTTTTTTTCCCAACTATAAAATTTCTTATAGTATTTTTGTTGTTCATCTAAATGGTTTTGAATTAAATCTGTATGTAAATATTGAGCACATATATCAATTGCTCCTGCCACACTACCTGCCAACAACTCAAGATTTTTTGTATAGTTAACATAAACAGGCCACTCTGCACAAGTTTCAGGTAACGCACCAAAATTTGTTGTTATAACATGAAGGCCAGATGCCAAAGCTTCTAGAGCTGAAGCACAAAATGTTTCTTCAAATATAGATGGGTATACAAATAAATCATAATCTGTCATATGTTCTAATATATATTCATTAGGTTTATATCCGATGTAATTAACGTTTGGTAATTTTTTAGCTTGTTCAAACAATGGATGCATATCTTTATTAGCATTATTAGCAAACTCACTACCATATATCTCATTAGAGCTGTAAACATCTAGTGTTATATTTTTATTTTGAATTATTTGCATGGCATATAATAAAACATTTAGTCCTC